CTTTGCTTTCATTTTTGATCTCCTCTTTTATTTGTTCTACAATGATTTCCATATTTTCAGGGGTTATCTTGTCAAGCAATTTCATAATCCGGGTATTGATCCGGTTGAGCCTGTTGACTTCCTTGCGTAGTTTGTCGAGCTCATGAATTACTTCATCGTATTTGTCACTCATTTGCTCGGCCATTTCACGCCAAATTTTTATAGCTGATTCAACGTTTTGGATTTCGTTTGTTTTGTATTCGCTTACAGCTAGCTTGGCCTTGGCATCTGCTTCTGATCTGGCCGATTTTAAGGTGACCAGCGTCACAATAAATCCGGTTCCAAATACAAGATTCAATACAAGTGATACAATTTCAAGTACATTCATGCCTTTTGCTTTTTATGAATAATACAAATCTGCCTCGGCCTTCCGGCGCAAAACAAGGCCTCTCTGAACACGTCCGTCAGCAAATTTCCACTTCATAAACTCGCTTCTGATAAGTGGGCTGTTGGGTGTTTTTCTAATGATCTTTAATAGTGTGCTTGATTGTAAATTGCCTAATCCAAGGTTATATACAAATGACACCAGGGCGTCAAATTGTCCTTGAGTAAGGCTAAGTTTTAAACCGTTAATCATGTTTTCGCGTAGTTTCACGTCACTGGCTAATGCAGCTTCGGCCTGTGCGATAGTTTTTATTTTGCTGTGCTGGTAAGCTTTCTCTTTATTAGACTGTCCTTTTATTTTGCGTCCAGCGGCATCCAGGACTAAAGCTCCATAACCTTCCGTCCAATATCCTGCAGGGCACATTTTAGGCTGCAAGCCAATCATGCTCAAGTCGCCATCGTGCAGGCTTTCGAAGTGCTTTATAAGGTCAAAACATTTTTTGGAAGCTTTCATTCAAATTTATATTTAGGTGTAAAATCAGGGATTGGTTTTGGTGTAGTGGCATTGTTTTGATCTTTCGCATCATCTATAACAGTTGTAAAATCAACCTGGAACATGATATAGCCTTTGCCATATTGCGGTTTAAATTCGTTAGTACGGATCAATGGCGTACAATTCTCAATGGCCATATCCTGGAAAGTTTCAAAGAGCGTATCGAAATCATCAAGCAGTTCGATGCTGTGGTCTTCATTTTCGGCTCCGGAAAAACTATCAGCATTATTGTTTACGTACAGATAAAACGAAATAGTTCCGGCACCCTTTTGGGCATTGTGCAGTTGATTAGTAAATGAAAAATTACCAATTTCGATAAACAAGGCAGGCAGTGGAACCGGGTAGTTTTGACGTTGGTTATTCATCTGACCCTTTTGCAGGTCGATAAACTTCAAGCTACCGAGTTCCAACTTAGCTTTGTTGCGAATTGCCTTGTATATTACTGATCTTTTCATTTTTTGTTTTAAATAAACCCAGGGACTTGCGCCCCTGAGTTATCGCTAACCATGCACACAAAAAACTCTAAACCTTGCTTAAATATATAAGTCCGCTGTAACGTTTAGCCGACATTTGGTGGTCTGCCTTAAAGCGATGCTGGAAGCCAAATTCTTCAGCACGGCCTTCGGTATTTTGCGATTTAACCTTGCGGAACATATCAAACATACCACCAGCTCTGAAGACTTCGCTATTCAGGAAGAAAAATGCTGCCGGTACAACATCGCCTGTTATTACAGTGCCCTGAGCTGCTTTTTCAGATTCAACCAAATCATACCCAACATTAATAGCTTGAATTGACTTGTGAATTTTAATACCATAGTATTCAACAAGCTTAGGTTCAATGATACCTGTATGTGGAGTACGCTCAAGCTGGCCCTTAAGAATGCTGTTATTATTCACCAAATCCCACCACATGTCGGATGGCAAAACAATATTGCGTCCTTTATCCGGAAACTGATAATTATCAGCTGCACGGGCAAAATTTACAATATCGTCAAGCGTAAGCATTTTAAAACCATTGCGGGCGTTACCTGACGAGCCGATTACTATTTTTTTGTTGCCAGCTGCATCGGCAGCAAAAGCGTGTGCCGCATCTTCAACTTCTTGGCGAACAATAGCATCAGCCGACTTTCGTGTATAGTATTGTACTTTGTCGAACGGTAAAGCGTGCAGATAGATATTCCTTAACTTGTAATTCTGACTATCATAAACGTCCAGCGCAACCTCATGTGTTGTTTCCGTTGGCTCGATGTTATCGATGTCAGTTACCCTGTTTTTATACACCGCAGGATCCGCTCCGGCTTCAGGGAACACAAGCGTTTGCCCGTCTTTAACAAACGAACTTAAATCCTCTGCATTGGTCAACCAGGTGTCAATGGCATTATACTCCTCCTTGAGAGAGGTAAGGAACACCATTTTTTGGGTGTCGAGCACTACCGGTGCTGCAGCAACCATTGCAACTGCATCATGCCCGGTAAGCACGCTGATGCCAACTACGGCCAGCATCATCATAAAACTAAAAAATCTCAAAACATTTTTCATTGTTAAATAATTAATTGTTACTACTTTGTTTACTAGCCTACCAGGCCACTCTTTTTTGTGCTCGACTCAAAGTCGGCAACAAGTTTTTTATACCGATCCGGTTCGTTTTTCTCCATGAGTTGAAGTGCCTCAGGGTCTTTTTTGAAATAATCATAATAGCCCCATGCTTTGCGTTCGTCATCGCTTTTTTGCTGACCATTTGAACTCATTCCCTGCACAAACGTATCAATGTCGCGAACGCCTTTTTTTGCTTCCAGCTGTGCTTTTGTGCCATCGTAATCCAACTTGGCTGCATTTTCATAGAAAGGCACTTCTGAAGGAAGAATGGCATTGCGCCCCAGGTGAAGGGCTACAAGTGCTTTTGCCTTTGCTTCCGGTGTTTCACCAGCATTTTCATGCTCAACTGCCTGTTTTTGCCTGGCATCAAGCATTTTGCTCACGGTTTCGTAATCGTTAAAGGCAAGTGTCTTCAAGGAGTCAATTTCTCCCTCCTGAACCACACCCCTTTCTTTGTGTCTCATTACAAGATTTTCGGCATTTAAACGCCTTTGAGCATCCAAGTCCTTTTTTAGTTGCTCAACAGTTTGTTCATTTTTTTCCATCTTATTATTAGTTATTAAATGAAGTTTATACTCACTGCCTTCCGGCGTTGATAGCCTTACAGCATTTTTTTGTCCTGGTATGGTTACCAGGCTAATCTCAAGCATTTCGCTTTTGGTAAGTGTTGGATATTTTTGTCCAGGAAGCAGTAAGGCTTTGTCTTTGCTTTCTTCAATTGGTATCACATTAAGGCTCACGGCACTCATATAGCCGTCCTTGTACTTCCAGTAGAGCTTAACGGCATCATCATCGTTTCTGTCAAACTCAGCTGTACCCTTCAGCTCGCTATTTTCGATCCGCAGATTTTTCCATCGTCCAATTGATACAGCAAAGGTATTATGCTGCATTACGAGCACGGGGTTTTTATTGAAGCCGGTCAAATCAATGCCGCCTACCAATAGCCGCCATCCGTAGCGATTTACGCTTTCATCGCAAATGATAAAATCATGCTCAAGCGTATCGGGTAATTTTCTTTTTTCTGTCATTCCATTGCACTTTTCAAAAACGGTTTAACTGTTTGTTTAGGCTGCAAAGGAAATTACCTGATTCAATTATTCAAAAAAGATGTGCCATTTTGACAGTGATTTTTTTTTATGGCCTTGTTAGTTTACATTTTTGCATTCTAATAATTAATCCCATGGCGCGATTTTCAAAAGCTGACAGAGAACAAAGAATTGAGCAGGCAAGCCGTATGTATTGCAAGGGCTTCGATGCTAAAACCATTGCCAATATAATGTCGGATGTGAGTGAGCGAACCGTTGAAAAATGGATCCGCGATTACGAATTCGAAAAAAAGAAAAAAAGCCAGGTCATCGCGCTTTCTGAGATCAGGAATTCAATCCTGGAAAGCTATGCCGAAGTGTTGGATGGCAAATCACCTCGTATATCAGCTGATCAGGCGGTGAAGTATGCTAACGCTTTTGAAAAATTCAGCAGCAAGAAGCAGGTGTTATCTTATATGTATGAAGCATATGAATTGCTGAGTGAGGAATATATGACCGACCTTCAGAAAGCAAAGAAAGCAGCTGACAAAGAAAAACTGCTTATTGAACTCAGAAGTTTAAGAGGTCGGATGGATAAGGTATTGACACGCTTAACAAAAGAAGTACTGGGTGATGAGTAAACTAAACAACCTTGTAATTGAATACAAGCAGCTGATAGTAGGCTGGTATATTTCGCGGCTAAAGCGTAGAGCCGAAAAATTAAGACGCTCCGAAAAGTCTCAGATGTTTGTTGTGCGGCTCAATGGTCGCATTAGAATTGTTTCGCGCAAGTGGTTTAAAGAAAACAAACGCAGAGGCAAATTCCCAAAGCACTTTACTGTTGACGATCTGAAGCGGATATCATTTTATTATACTGGCGGATCATGACAAAACGAGAATACAAAGACTTACTTGAGCGATTTCGCGAACGCAGCCTGTTTATCAATAGGGCTACTATCGAATCTATCCGGGAGGAAACACCAGAGGAGCAGGAAGCTCGTGTAACGATGCTGATGAAGCCAGAAAACTATGGACAGATGTTTTCGTACTACTTTGGCGTTGGCACTCCAATACCAATGGCCGACAGCGAATGTGCCTGGTTTCATAACGCAGTGTATCGCGATTTGTATAATGATGCATTCCTTACACTTTTCAACTTAATTTTCCGGGGCGGAGCTAAGTCAACTCATGCCAATATGGGCTATCCATTTGCGCTAAAACAAAGCGAAAAGGCTAAGTTTTTTTTGACTGTAGGAGCTAACGAAGTAAGGGCTGCTATGTTGCTGCAGGATCTGCAAGTACAGTTTGAAGCTAATAACCGGATCATTAAAGATTTTGGCTTGCAAAAAAGCTACGGCAACTGGGCTGACGGCCAGTTTGAAACAGTTGATCGATGCACCTTTATGGCTTTAGGTATCGACCAACCATTTCGCGGGCTTCGGCAAAATGGTGTGCGGCTCGAATATGCCTCTATCGATGATGTAGAGGACAAAAAAAAGGCTAT